TAGAGAGAACTCTATCATAAACTTCTTTGTATCTCATCTCAATTGTGAAAAAGGCTACAGTATTGCCTTGTAAAAATCTATTTATTGCAAGGTTTAGAGAAATAATTGATTTACCTGATCCACGTCTACCACCTAACATGACTAGTTCTTGAGTTGCGAAGCCTCCATTGATTGCATCGAACTCATGAGATAGACCTGACGGATATATTTTAAAGTCTTCTTCACTTGGAAAGAAGTCTAACTCTGCAATGTCATACAGTTCATCATCATGTGGAATAGCTTGATTGAGGTGTAATAGGTGATTCTGAAACTTATCTACAATTTCTACCTTTTCTAAATCTTCAAGCTGATCGATAAACTTATCCATGAAATGAATAGTTTCATCACGAATATAGAAGTCTTGTAACTGAGCAACTAAGAACTCATCTTGAATAGCGTCATTGCTATTTTCTTCATCACAAATTTGATTTTCTAGATACTCTTGAAGACCTGTATCTTTACGCAACGCAAGAATCTCGTCTGTTGATGGCAGACGAGTATTAGCTTTGTAAAAGGATTTAATCTTATCAAATAATACAGAGTTTATACCTGTAAAGTATTGATTTAGAAGTTTAGAGTATAAGTCATTACTCTGCGTATCTAGTAATCTACGCAGAGTAAGTTTTTGTAAATCAATTGCCATTAACCCGCCTTAACAGGGAATAGTTTGTCACGAATGACTACTCGATAGCCACCTTGATCATCTTTTTTGTAAACGAGGTAAGACTCACGTCCTGTCTCTTCAATTACCTTACTAATTTTTTCACGTTGATGCAAGAAAGCTCTGAGTTTACGTTTGGGCAAAGCTTCTCCCTCAAGCATCCAATATATTTCATAGTGAATTCCTTCTGTAGGCTCATGATATTTACCGTGCATACCTCGACGATCTGCTTTAAAAGCATATGTTTCTACATATTTTTGAAAACCATTCTCATGTTTTTCTAACCAATCTTCGTCATACACCTCACGAACCTCTGCAAAGGCGTTTTCACCAGCAAGAAACACTTTATCTCCTGCATTGAAACGCACCTCTAGATCTTGAACAACGTGATCTACTTTAGCGGCTTTTCCCTTACCTCTAGCTCGAATAGGAACATTCATCTCCATAAGAATATTTTTAACTCTTTGAGGAGAGATGTAGTATTGTTTAGCAATGCCTGATTGAGTTTCGCCTGAAAGATAAGAGTCTGCAATAGACTGCTTTTCTGTTTGGGTAAACTTTTTCGTTCGAGCTAACTTTTTTAGCTCTGCTTCTCTAGCTTGTTTATCGTGAAATTCTTGAATGATAGCGTCAAGTCGCTTAGTGTTATAGGCTATACCTAGATGCTCACATACAGACTTTTTAGTCTTTTTGGCTTTGATCATCCAGATAGCCTGACGAATTTTTGCTTCCGTAATTTCTGTTTTTGCCATTAAACACTCCTTGATTTTCTTCATTATAAACTATGTCAAGGATTTTAGCAATTAGAAACTTAATGAGTTATGAGGTCGTCGTCAGTAAAGAAAATATCAGCCACTATGTTTCTAATTAATCCAGTGCTTGTGTATACCGGAGTAAAAGACTCATTAAAAAATCGGTTTGATCTATATAGTTTTTCTAGGTAGAAGGAGCTAACATAAGCCTCTACTAATTTACTATATTCTTCGGAGTCTTCTTTGTGGTCAGGATAAAAGTTTTTTATCAGTCTATTAAAATAGTGGCCCTTGCCTTTCGGAGGCAGAGATAAAATTTGATCTAAATTTTCGTCAGGTAAGTCTTCAAGTAGAAACGATTGTGTCATAAAAAAGAAGGGGTGATGTTTCCATCACCCCTCTCCAAAGCAGTTATTTAGTGATTACTCACCAGCTGCCTTTGGGGTGTAGTCTGCACAAGACAGACCACGGCGGGTAAGGACAGTCTTGACACCGCGAACAGTCTTATCAAAAGATTCTGCAATCTCTTCAACAGTCTGATCAAGCATGTCTTCGATACCTGCATAAGGATCAGCTTTAGTATCCTTTTTGTCACGCTGCGGAGCCTTGAGGCCCATTGAAAGGAGCTTACCGCGGATTGAATTGACAGAACGTCCCATTGCTTCTGCAATCTCTTCGAGGAACTTACCGTCGTTAACCATATCAGCGATGGTTGACTCTTCAGCTTCCGTGTAAGTACGCGGGGTGACTTTCTTTTCGGCAGGCTTCACGTGGGCTGTCATTTCAAGTGACAGAGCCTTACCGTTAATTTGACGAGCAGTGAACTTGCCGTCCATGAAAGAACCAGCAATTTCTTCTGCGGTCAGGTTTCCTGAGTTAGCCTCAAGGAAAGCAGCCAGAGCATCAGTCTCTTCTGCGGAGAAGACTGGAGCAGCACCCGGCTTCTTAGGCACATCGTATCCCAGCTTACGCAGTTTAGCTGTTACAGAACGACGTGGAAAATCGAACTCGTTCATGAGTCCTTCGATCGATTCTTCGGTTACACCTGAACCTGCAACTTCGTGCATACGTGCAACCATATCTTCAGTGTATTCAAATTTTGACATAGTTTGATCCCCTCTGATCTAATGTGAGTTTTGAATTTCTTCAAGAGTTTGTTTTCTCTTGACTTTGTATAAAGATATTACAAGAAAACTTTATTACAAGCAAATAGAAAGTCACTGTTTTTGGTTTCATGGTTCTTTTTAAAAAGATTAAAATTCACCAGATAACACATCTTTTTTGCTTGACCAATAGTCAATGATGGTTACACCAAGAGTTGTCGCACGCTTATACTTTGAGGATGAGTTATCACCTGCCGTAATAAGGGCATGACAATCTTTTGTTACAGTGTTTGTTACCTTAAAGCCTTTAGTCTCTAAAATATCAGCTAGTTGACTTCGAGTCATGTCTAGCTTTCCTGTAATACATACTTTACGCTGAGTTCCCAATACAGTTTCAACTGTGGCATTCTGCTCTAATTGAAGAGGTAATGTGTGTACCCAGTCTTCGTTTTCGTCGAGCCAAGATAATACTGAATCAACAGTTGACGGACCAACACCTTTAATATTGGTTGTCTCTATATCTCTTAGGTTCCTAAAAGCTGGAATATGAGCGATAATAAGTTTTGCCGCACGTCTCCCAACTCCAGGAATACCGAGGGATGCTAAAACTAAGTCATAAGGTTTAGTTTTAGTCCGTTCAATCTCGGCCTCGACCTTGGCACCGTTAGCACCAAGTTTATTCCAGTTTTGATCTTCAAAGATGTCAACTGGATGTGTAAGTCCCATCTTTTGTACAGATGCAGGACCTAACCCTTTGATATCAATAGTCTTAATAAAGTGTTCTAAAACTTTTGATGTATTAATATTGTTTTTATCGGCAACGAGCAGTCTAGGACCATCTCTTTTTGTCTTACTACCAATGGTCTGTTCTGCATGACTTGTGTTAATCTTTAGTCCATGCTCAGAGTGTTGAACAACTCCAACGAATTTTGGTATTACACCTCCAGCACGTTCAATCTGAATCATGTCGCCTAAACCAAGATTATTTTCTTCGATTATCCCAATATTGTGGAGAGTAACCCGAGAGATAGTCGCATCATCAAGGACAACAGGCTCAATAACTCCTGTCGGATTAACTGTTCCTGTACGACCTACTACCCAAAGCACGTCTTGCAAAGTAGTCACAGCTACTTCTGCCAGTCTCTCTTTAAGAGCTACTGCGAACTTTGGGTATTTTGATGTGTAACCGATCTGTTGTGACTTACTGTAAGAGTCACAACGATATACAACACCATCTCTTGGATAATCCCACGCACGATCATGTCGTACAGTAAAGAACCCCATCTTTGCTACAATGTTCATACGAGCTAAATAGTTCATATTAACACCGAGCCAGTCATGGGCAATAAAGTTGATGTTCCTATCTCTAAATTCTAGAGCCGATTTTAACCCAAGCGCACCACTCACGTAGTTTCTAAAGTTTTCAACTTCGTTGTCTGTCACACACTCACCGTTGATAACGACTTCATCGAATTCTGTATCGATTCTTGCAGGAGCATTTTTCAAAAACTCTACTAGATGGGTGACATCTTCACCTCTTTCCCCATTACCACGGGTCAAAGCGAGCTTGAGCTTACCTCTCTTATAGATGAGAGTAAGATTAGTGCCATCAATTTTTGGAAGTTTAACGTCCATCCAATCATCAACCTCTTCTTTATCATAAACTTTACGCAAAGAATACAGCTTATAAGGATGGGTTACTTTTCCTGCAGCACCGCCAACAAGTTTAGTTGGGGAATCGTGATCCCTCCAACCTTGGGCTTTTTCCATGGCCTCTAATTTATCATAAAGCTGATCCCACTCACTATCTGTGATAGTGGGATCAGCCTTATCATAGTAGGCAGTATTGTGTTGCTGAATAAGTTTTTTGAGTTCTTGATAATTCATAAATAGATAATAAGAGAAATTTAACTATTATGAAAGTTTAATTTTTATTTTCTTCGTAGTATTCGATTAATCGATCTAAATAATGACGAGCTTTACGTAAATCTTGACATTGAAGTTCTGGTTGAGAATGCTTTAAGTTATACCGAGTAACATATTTGACTACGTTAGCTTGATCCCAGTTCATTTCCCACGAACGAATATATTCACTAGTTTCAATGCCTTTGTTATAGTGCGGAGGATGATCTACCATGCCTTTCTCTACCCACCATTTTTTCTCTTCTTCTTCACTTGGTTCATCATTTACAAACTCAAACTCGAATGAATCATCATCGTCGTCAAAATCAACGAGGTTTGCAGTTACTACTTCCATAGGTTCTTCATTTTGAGTTACGATAATTTGATCAAAGGCATCTTTAGTAATAAACACCTCGTGCTCATCTTTTCCATATTGGACAAAAGCTTCTTTTTTAGGTTCCGGCTTAATTTGCCTACGCTTTGAAGGGTCTTCCCCAAAGTAACGTTCAAAAACTGTATCTCCTCCATCAGGAGACTCGTAGATTTTTACACGATTCTTTTTCATGTCTAAAAATCTTTCATGTTCTTCCCATTTTTCTTCTTCATAAGCGCTAAGTGGTTCCAAATTACTTCTCCAATTTTTTCTTAATTGCTTCTAAGAGTTTATGTAGATTTTCTTTCTTATTTAGATTAGTTCCTAATACTTCAATACTAAGAATATCTTCTAACTCTCTTAACATAACTTTAACAGTTAAAGATTTATTTTCCTCTTCAACTTGAGGTTTTTCATAAATTTTAAGCTGTACTAACTTACTAATTACACTTCTGTAACCTTTTTCAAAGATAGTAGCTAGTTCATATACATCTTTAATTCCTTCTTTTGTATACAACTTAATTAATTCAGCCTCTTGTTCATCGCTCCAGGCTTTAATACTCATAATCATTCTCCAAATCTAATTCTAATTGAGTGTTCCATACATATCTTTGTGCAACAGCTTCAGCTGCATCTTGTAGAAGAGGGATTAGTGAACTAACCTCATCAGCAGGTATGGAAAACCCTGTTTTTGTTGGAAACCACTGTCCAGTGTCTCCATCCATCGTGTATTCACGTATGTGTAAGTATAAGTTATCTCTAAACTCATTTACTGTAACTTTAACGGCGTTTCCGTTATTTTTATGAAAAGCAGTACCAAAATCTATATTCATTATCTAAGTGGTGTCTCCAAGATATTATCTTCATGAATAAAGTCTTTAAGCCATTGAGAAAGAGGGTACGCTTTAAAAATTTGTACTAAAGCAAATCTTGATTCTTCTTTTGACTTGTTAATCATACCATGCTTTACCTTATCAGGATCAAATATGACAGTCTGACCTTGTTCTAGGGAAAATTCGTGTAATTCACCCTTTACTTCAAACCGATAGATAAAATCAGGACTATCGTTTAGCGCAGTAATCATTCTAAGTCTATAATCTTCTTTGGTTTTAGCTTCTGTATTATTATCGTCAGTGTGAAGAGGTATTTCTGAACCAGGAAGTTGCTTATGTATTCTCACTCTAGTAGACTCAATCTCAAAAAGGTGCATTAGTTCAGCTACCATATCGAAATGATTATACGCTTTTGTCCATTTAAAGTTTTTTGGCTGTTCTACAGGGTCAGTTCTATAAAAATCATATACACTTCCAGATTCACTTTTTAATGCTATTGCTTGACAGTTTCCAGCAAGATCATAGTCTGAGTGGTCTTTATAAATAAAATGATCAAGCCAATAGTTATTAAAGTCTATTTCGGTTTTAGCTATCCAAAACATAATCTTTAATCCTATCACCTTCAACTGGTCTATCTAAGTAATCTTTTCCTAGAATCCAAATGTCTGGGTTTTGTTTTTTAATTTGTGAAATCCAAGTTTTGTAACATTCTTTTACTCCTGATAAACCTCTCACATATTGAGCATTCACGGTATGAAATGCATTACTCCACCATATAATACTATCTGGTTCATTAGTTATTTTAGAGGTAATTTTTTCTGGATTTTCACATATATCAACATGTACATAAGAATGCTTTAGTTTTTTATATTCCTGCCAGTGATCTTTGATAGCTCTTTCAGACTTCCACCAAGTGACTTCTCTGTGCCAGAGCTGCTCTTTTGTCATATACTCTGTACCATTTCCCCCTGTCTCATTGAACTGGTATTTCTTTAAAGCCCAGTTAACAAAAGACACATAATCTTCACCATCCCAATGTTCTAATAAAAGTTTTTTAAAAGCTAATGAAGGTTTACTATAGTCATAGAAAATAACTTCAGTATCAGGAAAGAAGCCGTAAGTATTTAAAATCATGTTTGGTTTAAAACTAGCGGCTACAGAGTAAAGTTTTTTGATAGGAGGGGGGTTTACGTATTTTAAGTCAACATAGTTTTCTGTGTTCCAGATAAAAACACAAGTAGGAGCATAAGTAACAATATTATTAATCCAACTTAATTGTTTTGCTAGCTCCTCAGCACTTGATTTAGGGTATAAAAATTGTTTAGAGTCTCTAATTTTAGGGTGGAAATTGAATACTGTAAGATCATTTGCGAGTGATGTATTAATAAAATTCCAGCCATCAACAAGTGGTGTACATATAGTAAGCTCTTCTGTGGGAGCTAACGAGAGAGGAGTGTAATCATCATGTATATCTTTAGCATGTCTTTTGGCCTTGATAACTCTTTCTTCGTTAGTCATTTTAGCGCCAAAGACTGGCTTATCAAATTTTTTGTAGTAGTCTAAATTAACTAATAAACATTGTCTATGTAAGCCGTAATAACCTTCGTCGCCTTTTGGGTTGTTTAAGTTCTTTTTATTTTTATCCATGATATGCCCAGTGACAAAAAAGTTTTGTTTATCTATCCATTTTTCAATATGCGTGAAAAATGAAACATCTTGGATAATGTGACCTACAGATTGAACTATACAATATTTAACATCATGCTCTAATGCTTTATCGAGTACTTCGTTCACTGTTCTTCCGTGTACTACAGGTCCGAAGTATTTAAACCTAGTAAAAAATTCAGTTATTTCTTTGAATTTTTCGTGTTTGCCGATATGACCAGTAAAAGAAGGGTCGTCATAAATACCAACAATATAATTTTTATTAAGACCCATTTTTCTCATAACTGTCTTCCACTAACTGTTTAAATTCTTTTCCTTTTATGCCATGAATAATCATATGGTATCTATCTTCATCGCTTTCATTAAAGACAGCATGAGTGTTACCTACGTCTAAAAGTAAGGCCGTTCCTTTGCTGAATGGTACATACCCTTCATGGCCTTTCATTTTCATTCTACATCCTTTTGGATTATTAAGAGCAATATTGACTGGAGATAAAGAGTGAGTATTTTGATCTTCATGGGGTGTTATATACCCGCCTGGCTCAAGAAGCATAAATCTTAGTCTATAATACTTTTTAAAAGGAAAAACTTCTTTAAAATACTTGTAAGTAACAGGACATTTATCTATAATATCAGTCCATCGATAGGGTGTTTCTTCATGAGAGTTGTAACCATACTGAACAAAATGATTTGTTTTAGTATGATCGATTCCGTGTACGCACAAACTTCTCCATCCTTTGTGCTTATACCCTCCCATAGCTGCATCGCCAT